GCTTTAGGTTATTCGATGGACCTCGGCGGAACCGATTTCTACTACGGCAGTCTGAAGAGGTAGACGTGGAACTTGAGTTCAGAGATGGGAAGAGAGTCGTGCCGGACTACATCGCAGCCCTGCTCGCTGGCATCGAAACCTTTCGACTGACCTACGAAGAGGCTATCGCGGAAGCCAACAAGCGAGCCGAGGCTGACTTCATCAACGCCCAGCAGGATCGCATCCTTGCGGCGCACTTTCGGGAGCTTCGCTGATGGGTGTTGTCTCAGATTTCCTTACACGCTCGTATCGGACGAGTCCCAAGAACCTACCACCCGGCAGCAGCACGCTCATCTTCCAGGAGCGAGGCAGGGTGGGGAAGTCGTCGGGTGCCCTGTTCCGAAACTGGGCCGAGCACTCGGAGTGGGTCAGGGCCGCCGTCAACATCCGCAAGGCCCAGGTCAGTTCGGCTGAGTGGGACGTCGTCCCGTTCGACCAGGCCAAGCCGTTCAACGAGGGTCTCCAGGCAGACCTCCGCGACCTGTTCAATCGCCCCAACCTCGCCGTCGAGTCATTCCGGTCGTGGGTCGAGCCGATCCTCGAGGACATCCTGGTCCTCGACGCCGGGACCATCGAGAAGGAGCGCACGCTGGGTGGTCAGGTGTGTGCCCTGCATTCCGTCGATGGAGCCAAGATCCGGGTCAACAACGTCTGGGACGGCGACGAGGATGAGACGCGCTACTGGTGGGTGCCGACGCCCCAGTACGAGGTGCCCTTCAAGAACGAGGACCTCGTCTACATCATGGCGAACCCGCGCACCTACTCGGTGATGGGTCTGTCGCCCCTCGAGACCCTGCGGCTGACCATCGACTCCGAAGTCAACGGTGCCCTGTACAACTCCCGCCAAGTCACCAATGCAGCCCCCGACGGTCTTCTAGACCTTGGCGAAGGTGCTCGCCCAGAGCAGATCGAGGGCTTCAAGTCCTACTGGACTTCCGAAGTGGCTGGCAAGGGAGCGATGGCCTTCATCGGTGGCACGAAGGGGGCGAAGTTCGTCCCCTTCCGTGGTTCCAACCGAGAGATGCAGTACCAGGAATGGCTCATCTACCTGGTCAGGAAGATCGCCGCTGTGTACGGCATCGCTCCCCAGGACCTTGGCCTGACCATGGACGTCAACAGGGCAACGTCAGAGACGCAGATGGAGATGACCGAGGATCGGGGTCTCCGTCCGCTGCTCGCGCTCGTACAGGATTACTTCACGCGGGAGATCGTCTGGGACGAGTCGTTCGGTGGCGACGCGAACAATCTCGCCTTCCGTTTCACTCGGCTGAACATCAAGGAGTCCATGTCAAGGGCCAACATCAACAAGTTGGCGCTCGCCGGCATGCCTTGGAAGCCAGTGAACGAGGCGCGGCTTGATGAAGGTCGGGCACCAATCGGCGATCCCAATGACGAGGACAACCCGTACAACAAGCTCATGGCGAACACGCCTCTGGGTGTCGTCGTTCTCGACGACCTTCCGACGGCGCGTGAGGTGAGCATCGACAACAAGCAGCCCACCACGGAGGCGGGACAGTCGCAAGCTTCCAAGCCCAAGACTCCAGCCAAGTCTTCCTCGGACTAGGGCCTAGCAGAGGAGAAACTACATGGCCGCAACGCTCGTTCTGGCGTGTTCATTCGGGGCAGGCCCGACCGTCACGGACTCCGTGACTGGTATCGACCTGATCTCGGCTGACAACGCCACCAACACCCTGGCGAACCGCCAGGCCAACCCGATCACGGTCGGCACCAACTCCTACGAGAAGTGGGTCCGGCTCAAGATCACCGCCACCCCCGCGAACTATGTCCAGAGCTTCAAGGTGTGGTTCAACAGCACCGTGGACACGTCCACGACGCTGAACTTCACCGGGTCGTTCGTGACGTACCAGGTGGGCACCACGGCGGCGTCGACCATCGCCAACGCGAACGCGACGACCTACACCGCCGGCAACAAGGCGGTTTGGGACCTCGATCGATACACCGCCGCCCAGACCGGCTCGTACACCAAGTACTTGGCACTTCAGCTCCAGGTGGCGGCGACTGCTGGTCCGGGGAACTGGACACAGCAGACGGTCAACTACTCGTACGACGAAGCATAGCCCTGCGTTAGCATTCACCTCGCGGCGGTCTGGGCTGTCCCCCCTTCCCTGGCCGCCGCGTAACTCCTCATCCGATGTTCGGAGGGAACGTGTCTATCAAAGAGGTCAACCTCGACCAGTCGCTGCGGGATTTCTGGAAGTGGCGTCTAACCAAGCACTTCAATGACCGCTACCGGGGTCGCCAACTCATCAAGTTCCCCGAGGATCTCCGCACCTACCAGAAGGTGATCGAGGAGACGCGGCCCAACGTGATCATCGAGCTGGGCACCTGTGAGGGTGGCAGCGCGATGTGGTTCCACGACCAGATGGTCGCCATCGTCGAAAGGCCAGCCTGGGTCATCACCGTCGATACAAACCGCAGTGAGATGCCTGAGTACCGTGGCGTGATCGAGATACAGGGTGATCTACGGGACCAGAAGGTCATCGACGACGTCGCCTCCCAGATCAGCGGCGGCGACCGGGTGATGGTTGTCGAGGACTCCGCTCACACCTACGACGTGACGAGCGCGGCCCTGCGCCTGTACGACCAGTTCGTGACCCCCGGCTGCTACTTCGTGGTCGAGGACGGGATCGTGGACGAGCCGGAACTCTCGATCTGGACTGATGTTCATGGAGTCCAGCCAGCTATCGTTGACTTCCTCGCAACCGATGCCGGCAAGGCGTACACGAGGGAGTGGCGCGACGAGTTCCTGCTGACGATGCACATCGGCGGATGGCTGCGAAAGGGAGAGGCGTGAAGACTGTTCTTGTTTCAGGGGGCAACGGCTTCATCGGTCGCTATGCCGTGGAGGAACTCCTTGGACGAGGATATGACGTCTCCGTTCTCGACACCCGATATCGCGAACCGGCCAAAGGGGCAACCCTTGTCCTCGGTGACATCCGGGACGCCACCTCCGTCACCGAAGCCGTCTCCCATGCCGATGGAGTCATCCACCTGGCTGGCGTTCTCGGTACACAGGAGACGATCAAGAACCCTCGTCCTGCGGCGGAGACGAACATCCTCGGTGGGCTGAACGTCCTCGAAGCGTGCGCCCAGTACGACGTGCCGCTGGTCAACATCGCCGTCGGCAACTACTGGATGAACAACACCTACTCGATCACCAAGAACACGGTCGAGCGGTTCGTGGAGATGTTCGTGCGCTTCCGGGGCAGCCGCATGACGGTGGTTCGCGCCCTGAACGCCTACGGCCCTCGACAGACGGCAGCGGCTCCGTTCGGACCTTCCAAGGTCCGCAAGGTCATGCCCAGCTTCATCTGCCGCGCCTTGACCGGCGAGAACATCGAGATCTACGGGGACGGCTCCCAGATCATGGACATGATCTACGTCGAGGACGTGGCGAACATCCTCGTCGCGGCGCTGGAGAAGACCGACCGTGACGGCTCCCAAGGAACCTTCGAGGCCGGGACGGGTAGACGGACCACGGTCAACGACATCGCCCATCTCGTGGTGGCGGAAGTCGCCAGGCAGAGCGGCAGGGTAGTCAACGTGGTCCATCTTCCAATGCGTCCCGGCGAGGACGCCAACTCCATCGTCATCGGCGATCCCGTGACGCTGGGGCCGCTAGGGATCGGTGAGTTGCTCCTGCCTTTGGAGGCGGGCATCGCGAAGTCGGTGGAGTACTTCGCGGAATATCTGCGGTGATAGAGGTCGCGGGGAGGCTCTCTCCCGACTTCGAGGCGATTGGCTACGACGTCGAGAACACCTGGTTCGGGTCGGTCGATGCCGAGATCCTCTACGCGATGGTCATCACGTTCCACCCCAGCAAGATCATCGAGATCGGGTCAGGCAACTCCACCGCCATCTCGCTCGCGGCCATGCGTATCAACCTCAGGGATGGATATGGTGGCACTCTCGTCGCCATCGACCCTGACCCAAGGGCAGTCCTCGACCCAGTCGTCGACCATCGCAAGATGCGCCTTGAGGACGCCCCACTTGGGTTGTTTGACTGGCTTGTCGAAGGCGACATCCTGTTCATCGACTCCAGCCACAAATGGATGCCAGGAAACGATGTGGACCTTCTGTACGGAGGTATCCTCCCCTCGCTCCGCTCCGGTGTCGTTGTGCATGTTCATGACATCTTCCTACCTGACTCGTACCCCGAGTCATGGCGTGACCGTGGGTACGACGAGCAGGAGTATCTCGAGGCGCTCCTCGAGACGGGGGAATGGGAGGTTCTCTGGTCGAGCCACCAGATGCAGCAGTCGTCTCCTGAGTTGCTGGAGAAAACCTTCGCGTCATACACGCCGTCTAGGTGGCCCGGGAGTTTCTGGATGAGGAAGCGATGAGAGCACTCGTCACCGGCTCCGCTGGTTTCGTCGGCGCGCATCTTGTGAATGCCCTCAAGGATCGTGGTTTCGCGGTCATGGGTGCCGACAAGAAGACCGGCACGAACCTCGCCTGGGGGAACGCCGAAGAGATCCTGATGGAGCTTCCGAGGCCGGACGTCATCTTCCATCTGGCTGGCTCCTGCTCGACGCTCGGCAGTATCGAAGACCCACGCGGCACCTTTCGGGATACGGTCATCACCGCCGCTAACGTCCTGGACTATGCCAGGTATATCCATGTCCCAGTGATCCTCACCAGTTCCGTCAAGGCTAGGGACGGGATGACACCCTACGGTGCCGCGAAGCGGATGGTCGAGACGTGGGCAACCGAGATGGCCGCCACTTACCACTTTCCGCTGGTCATCAACCGACCGGGGACCATCTATGGTCCAGGCCAGGAAGGTTCTCTCGAGTCAGGCTGGATCGCCTGGTTCCTCAAAGCCAAGCGGGAGGGCATCAAGGTCACCGTCAACGGTGATGGACTCCAGCGCCGCGATCTCCTGCATGTCAGTGACTACGTCGAGCTGATGATCATGCAGGCCCAGGGCACCACGCACTACATCGGCCATCCGTGGGACGTCGGAGGTGGCTCCGCGAACGTGGTGACGGTGATGGACATCGTCAAGTACCTCGGTCTCGAATACGAGCATGGTCCAGAGCGATACGGCGACGCCCGTTCCTACGTTGGTTTCAACGGCGTACCTGGCTGGGAGCCACGAGTGCTCTGGCGAACATCGGAAACGTTCCTGTGATCGAGGATCTCTTGCCCTGCGCCATCCTGGTTCCCTCCCTCGACCGTCCCCAGAACCTACGGGCGACAGTCGCGAACATCCACGAGAACACACCCGAGTCCCACTTCATCCTGTTCTGCGTAAGCGACCAGGAGAGCAAGGACATCCTCGACGAACTCGAGGAGTGGTACGTCGATGACTCCGACTGCGAGGATCGACGCTACGTCACCAGGATGAACAAGTTGGTGAAGTGGCTCGACGACGCCAAGACGCTTTTCTTCGGTTCCGATGACGTCATCCATCACCAGGGTTGGCTGACGGCAGCTTTGCGGGTCATGGACGAAGGTCCGTCGGTGGTGGTCGTGAACGACCTTCACAATGCCAACGGGACACAAGCCGTGATCCGTCGGGAGTACCTCCAGCGTGCCGTGTTCGATGCCCCAGGGTTGGCGTTCCACCCCGGCTACGGGCACAACTTCGCCGACAACGAGATGTTCGCAACGGCTCAGATGCAGAACGAGTATGCCCGGGCACTCTTCTCGTTCGTCGAGCACCTACATCCGTTGTTTGGTGCAAGCAACGCCGCGAAATGGGACGAGACGTATCGGGGCGCTCAAAGAACCTGGGATCGCGACGAGGCAATATGGCGGGCGCGCAGCCAGATGATCCAGACGTGATCTCCGTCGTCATCCCGACGACTCGCCCATCGGTCGACGACCTCATCATCAGCCTGATGTGGGGATCGCTCGTCCCGGACGAGATCATCGTCGTGTCCAATGAGGTGCGTCCCCACACGCCAGGCGTGACGTTGGTCAGCTTCGATAGCTCCACGCAACCCTATGGCGTCGGTGACGCTGGCCTTCGACGGGATATCGGTGCCGACGTCGCGAGCGGGGACATCGTTATCTTCCAGGATGACGACCAGATCGCCCCGACCGACATGGTTGGCATGGCAGTCGAGATCGTCGAGCGCGACGGTTTCTGCTGGGGCCACCACAGGTTCATCGACTTCGATGCTCATGCTCCGGCGGACCTGTATGACATGGACCCATCCCTGGGTCGCTCGAGGGAAGCATCTCCCAATCGCTGGCATGGCTGGCAGTCCAGCTACGCCGGGAACCTAGCTATCAGGCGGGACCTGTTCTGGGAAACCGGCGGCTTCGATCTCGGCTACCTCGGTTATCACGGCTCAGAGGACCAGCAGCTCGGGAGACGTCTATCGGGTGGGACGCTTGAGACCTACGTCCACGAGCCGCCATTCGCCTGGCATCCTGAGAATGACGTCTTCCATTCCGTGCCCAAGACGAACATCATGGGCGCACACCGGATGGTGCGTACTGCGATCAACGGGATGGACTTCTTCGTCTGCGAGGAATGCCCGTGTCGAAAGCCTGTCGATGTAGACAGCCTGACCAGGTCGGAGCGGGTCATAATCCCGTACAGTCGTAGTGACTTCAGCATCACGAAGGAGAGGCTCTAATGGCCGTTACGATCACCGTCATCCCGGCGTCGGGATCCATCACCGCCACGAAGGACGTCTGCACCTTCGCCATCAGCGGAGCGCCTGAGAACGACTCCGGCAGCTTCGACGCCAACAAGTACCCGACCCAGCCCGAGTTCCGCTACGTCATGACGATGGTCGAGGGCGGCACGGAGCGAGGTCGATCCCAGGTCTTCGGCGTCACGCCGGATGGGGCGTTCGAGTTCAACGACTACATCTTCCCGGTCGCGGGAACGTACACGGTCCAGCTCTACGATGTGACCGTTCCTCCGACGGAGACCCCGCTCGCTACTGCCGCGACCGTCGTCGTTGCCTGACGATGGGGAGTAAGCCTAAGGCTCGCCTTCCGAGGCGAGCCGGGATGACTGATGGCCTCGACATGCAGAAGTTCGAGGTCCACGAGAACGGCAAGACCGAGTGCGTCGGGACCATCGCGATGATCACTCGCGACAAGATCGCCGCGCCCACGGCCATCAGCTTGATGATGACGGACACGACGTATCTCCAGCCGGGTCAGTACGTCAAGAAGTTCATCATCGTGGGCAACGTCCTGACGTTCCAGCGGAACTCCTGCATCAACGAGATGGAGGGCGACTGGATCGTCTTCATCGACTCCGACATGGCGTGGCAGCCGGAGGCGATCCGGGTGCTGGTCGAGACCCAGGCCAAGTTCGATCTCGACATCGTCGGTGGGTTGTGCTTCCAGCGCGGGGAACCCTACCAGCCGACCCTGTACCGGGAAGCTCCGCACGGCGAGCATGGCTACACCTTCATCGAGCGATGGGACCCAGATGCTGCCGTCGAAGTGGATGCCACGGGCATGGCGTTCTGCCTCATCCACAAGCGAGTCTTCGACCGCATCCTGCGAGCCAATACGGACGAGGGTTTCCCTGACTTCGAGGAGCGCCAGAAGATGCGTCCAGCCCCCTTCTTCCGATGGGAGGAGGAGTACGGTGAGGACTTCCTGTTCTGTCGAGAGGCCAAGACCGCCGGCAACCGCATCTTCGTGGACACGTCGGTGAAGATCGCCCACGTCGGAGAGCAGGCCATCACGGAGGCGACGTTCCTGCGCGAGATCGCCTTCCGCGACCCAGATGCCAGTAGCTTCCGAGCGGCGGTTCTGGCGGAGATCGACGAGAAGATCCTGACTCGAGACGAAGCTCTTGAACGACTGGGGTGGAAAGCATGATGGAGATCATCGAAGGCACCGCTGTCGAGGTGTCGACGGTCGACGTCCAATCTGGATGGCAGGGGGACTTCCCGTTCTACCTCGTCATCGAACTTCTGGACGCATCGGCTGGCAACGTCGGGATCGACCTCGATGAACCCGGCTGGATCGCCGCGAACCACGACGTCATGCGAAAGGCCGCGACCTGGTGGCTCTACCACAAGGAGTCCCAGCGCCCAGTCCTGTGCCTGGTCGTCGAGGATGGCGAGCAGCCCTACTTCGTGAAGCACCACGTCGGCAATTTGATGGCCGGCGGGGAAGTCATCGCCGCTGGTATCGGCAAGAAAGTCCCAGCCCAGTACGAACAGCAAGGCAAGAGACGTGTCCTGAAATCCCCAGCCAGGGTCGAACGTCTGTGGATCCTGCCCAATGGCGTCGTTTGCGGAGCGGATGACGTGGACATCATTGCGGGGAGGATGCTAGGGGGGTAGACTCCCGGCAACGGCTCATACCCTTCGGGGTAGGCCCGCCCTAATCCCATAGGGCGCATCGGAAACGGACCAATCCCATGGTCGAAACCCATATGAACCACAAGCAGCCCGGGTTGAGAAACCCGGGCTTTGCTGTGTCCGGTGACTGCTGATGGCTGTCGGCTTCGACGTCGCGAGCGAGTCACATACCGGGACAACCGGCAACGCCTCGGCGGCGTCGTTCACATGGAACCATGCTGGTGGTGGTTCGGCGCGTGGCGCGCTGGTGTTCGTGTTCGGTGTCGTCACCAATGCCCTGCCGCCTGTCACGAGCGTGACCTACGGCAGCACGACGATGACCGAGATCCCGTACTCGGCCATCGACACCGATACCGAGCCGGGTTCGGTCAAGGCGTTCTACCTCGATAACGTCGCGACCGGCACGCAGGCCGTTGTTGTCAACCGCACGAACAACACGCACATCATGTACGCGGTCTGCTACACGGTCACGGCCGCGAGCGCCACCGAGGTCTACCTCGCCGGAGTCCAGACCAAGGCAGGATCGACGGCGACCGCGACGGGTGCCTCTTCGACCGGAACGGGCACTGGAACCCTCGCCCTGCTCGCTGTTGATGACGGGTCCCCGGGCACGAACAGCCTTCGCTTCATGGGCCGCTATCAGGGCACGTCCAACGTCACGGCCGCTGGTTCGGGCTCGCTGGCTGGTCCATCTATCGACTTCGGTCTGTACGTCATCGACACGTTCTACGAGAGCGCGGCTGGGCAGGGTGCGCGAAACGTCGGCGGCGCGACGATCAC